CTAAACGTTTATAAAACTCACCCTCACTTTGTCCAGCTCTTGATAGCTTTTCAAGATAAGTCCTGTATAATGATAGCTTTTGATCTAAAAAGTTTTCTTCGCTTATGAGTCCGTCACTTCGTAAATTCTCAAGCTCTTTTAAACTTTTAGCGAATTCCTTTGCTAAGTCTGATTCAGGTGTTCCCTTACCTTTACCTTTGCCCTTGCCCTTACCTGTTGCGCTTTCATCTCCAATAATTTCATTGACTATCTCTTGTAGTTTTCTTTTACGATCTAATAACTCTAACTCCTTTTTTCTTGCCTTACTGATTTCGGATATTAAATCCTGTTGCTCCTTGAATGATATATTGACCCCTTTGTCTTTTAGGATCCTATTAATCTCTTGCGCGTCTTTCCCTAAAGCGTCGAGCATCTTTGCAGTCCTTACAATAAACTCGGGACTTTTTCCAAACTCAAACTCGAGGTCAATCTCTCTGTCTTTTAACGCAATTAATTCAGCGTCTACCTCTTTAGTTAGCTCTGAGGCTGCCTGTGCTTTTGCTAATTCCAAAACGCTTACCCTCGCCTCATCTATAGCCGTCTTTAAATCTTCGTAAGTACCACCTAACTTGTCAGCGTCCTCAATATGATCTGCATATGTCGTTCTGAGTTCTTTTTGAACCTCTCCAAAATCTTTGCCCTCTTTTTTTAATCCTATTAATTTCTTCTCTAATCCATCAAGAGAGCTCAATAAAGGAGCAGCACCCCTTGAAGCCGCTTGCTGTAAATCTTTATCTATATCAGATATAGACTCAATAGCAAATTTAGAGTTTTTATGAATATTGTAAAAAGCAACACCTAAAGCAACTAAAGCAGCAGTAATGGGTAAAGCTACAGTCAGAGCCGAAGCCATCGCGCCCGCAAAAGCCGCCAACGCAATTTTTAAAGAGCCAAGAGTCAATAAAACAGGTCCCAAAACCGCGAGCAATCCACTAAATATAACAATCGCTTTTTTAACGCTATCAGGAAGCTTTTTAAATCCATCAGCTATATTCTTGACTGTTTTGATCAAGCTATCGATTACCTCCTTAAGGTTTATTGATTCCGCTATACTTTCACCAATAGTACCAAGTGCAAGACTTATATTATCTTTTAAAGTACTGAACTTACCGCTTAATGTTTGGCTACCTTTCTCAAGACCCTTGTAGAATTTACCTCCTTCCGCTGTTGCAAGACTGAACGCTTTTTGAAGTACGTCACCTGTAACCTTACCCTCACTCGCTAATTCCTTTACTTCGCTAACAGCTACGCCCATAGCTTCAGCAAGCATCTCCATAATAGGGACGCCATTATTAATAAATTGTAAAATATCTCGAGCATCGACTCTATTAGCTGCAATAGATTGACCATAAGCAACCGCGATCCTTTGAAGATCTCCACCAGCAACAGCAGCAACGTCGCCTAATTTTTTAAAGCTCTCAAAAGATTCATCAGCTGTAAGACCAAAACCCATCAAGGTATTATTAGCTCTCATTAGATCTTGTAGCTGAAACGGCGTTTTACTACTAAAATCCTTTAACCGCTGAAATGCTTTAGCTCCTTCCTCGACACTACCGGTAAGGATGTTAAGACTATTCTGAAGCATCTCAAACTCCGCAGCCGTAGAAACCGCAGAGACCCCAATGCCGCCAATGGCAGCTGTTAGAGTCGCAGACAAGCGAGCACCAATGTTTTGCATTCTTTGCCCACTCTTTTGAAGTTTTCTCTCAGCGTCCTTAAGACTTTTAGTCAAGTCCTTAGTGACTAACCCAACCTTAATTAATAAACTACCTATTCCAGCCATTGTAAATTTTTATTTATTCTTTTGTAATTGTTGCTTTTTTGCTACTTCATTGAACAGCTCGTCAAACACATCCTCTCCACCTTTGTTGAACTCTAAGTTGTCAATCTTGTCAAACATTGCTTTCTGTTCATCTGTAATATTCATATCAACCACTTTCGCGTCTTGTTGCTTTTCCCATCCGAATTTTATCAAATCACTCGGTTCATTTATCTTTGCCTTTTTATCAAGGTGCGGCTGGATTAATAACCAACTTTGCCACCTTAACGCTTCGTAATTGTGTTTAAACTCAGCATCCTTTTTATTCTGATATGCAATATTTCGCATTAGTAATTCATTATATTGCATTTCCCAAAACTCATCGGAGGTCATTTCTAAATACCCCATTAAAAACAAAAGCGAATCCCAAAAGCCCAGTTCTTCTTCACTGCGTTGCTCCTTAGACTCGCCTTTTATTTCTTTAACAACCTCCTCAACTACTTTGGGGAGCTTACTGCCTTTTCAAAAAGTGCCATCACTTCACCTAAGAAGTCCATACCTAAATCGTCAAACAAGTCTTCTACCTGTGCTTTATTATATGGTGGTTTTTCACCTTCTTTTTTAGCGCCTTCTTGCAACCCTATTAAAAGGATTGCTTCTGCTAATTTTATTGACTCTCCAAACGAAGGACTAATTCCGTTAATGATCTTGTCAAATAATTCTTGACCTACTGCAGACTCGAGTTTTTTTAATGCTCTTAGGCCAAATCTAAAAGCATGCTCTTTTGTGTTAATTTTTATGTATTCCATTTTTCTAAAGTTTTAAATGGGAAGCAGTATAAACCACCTCCCAAATAATTATAATATATTAAGCAATTGTGCCTTTGGTAATTGCTCCAGCATTCTCAAGAGTAAGTGAGAAAGACGCAGCCTCCTCAGCACCTGAGGAATTTAATTCTACTGAAGTGATAGTAGCATCTCCCTCGTAATAAACGTCAGAAGCTACATTAGTAGTAAAACGAACCTTTACACACTCTCCAGCAATCCACTTATCTACTAATTCCTCTTGACCAAAAGTCGCAGCGTAATCGATAAAAGCGGTAAGGTTTGCACTCCAAGACTTAAGACCCGCAAGGGTATCTCTATAACCTGAAGTGTCCTTTGTTGTAATGTCAACAGTTTCAGCACTGAATGAAATTGAAGCATCAGTTGAATGAGCTACCTTAACCCAAGTGCCAAGTCCATCACTATCAAAATATAAGTTAAGTACCGAAGTATTAACTATTGTTGTTGAACAAGCCATTATTTAAAAATTTATAAATTATTAATTATCAAATCAAATTCAATAGAGGCTCTATAAACCTCCGAGACACTATCATAATCCTCCATGTAATTGCCCGCTGTACAACTAAAAACACAAATCCCGTTGTACTCGCCACGTGGGTGAAAATGTAGTTTATTTTTTACAAGTAGTATTTTTTCTTGGGTCTCTTTATACGTGTCAGCATATACATCTACTTGAAAGCGATATTCTGTTTGTGTGAACTCGCCTCCTTTCGTTTCTTTATTGCTTGATGTGATTACATTAAAAACTATAACAGGTAACAACGCGGATTGCGGAGCTACCTTAGGAAACACTTTTGTAAAAACATCGTCGTCATTGCCGTTTAAAGCACCATATATAAATTGGCCTACCATTTTTATTTTTTTATCTTTTTTTCAAAAGCTTTATACATTTTTAAAACCCTATCTTCAAGAACTAACTTTGCACTCGGTAGTCCTGTTATATAACCCGGCCTAACAAACGGCTTAGGACTCATATTAATTGTCCCGTATTCAACCATGTGCGCGTAATATGGATCAGGAGCACTTGGATCATCATTCTTGTTTATTTTTGGGCCTACGAATCTAAAGCTTTTAGTTTTCGGAAACCTAAGGATCTTTATTGATTCCTTTAGATTACCCGGGTCGTATCGTCTTTTTCTTTTTCCATTATCATATGTGTAATGAGGTCTTGAAGACACTGGAGTGTGACTTTTTACAGACTTAACAAACTCTTTAGCTGCATCTGTTGTAGCCCTCGCTTTTCTTCTTGCACTAAACTCCTTAGGTAATTTTTCAAACTCCTTCATTATCTTCTCAACCTGTCTCCTCATATCAGCGTTACCAGCCGCAAGCTCACGTCTCATTTGCTCTCTTAAAACCCGATTATTTAACTTATTTAAGTAACCCATAATGAAGACAATATACAAAAAAAATAACGAAAAAAAGGCAGGTTTAAAACCCACCCTTTACGTTTGATCACATGAACATAAATTAAGGCGTTTCGATCTGCCCCTCTTCAAGATCATCCGTTGCAGCTTGAAACTCTTCTAAAGTCTTAAGGTGGTTATATACTTGCTTAATTGCGTTTGTGCCATTTAGTCCACCCCACTCCATAGGGAATCGCATTACATCAATAGTTTCACCATCTGCTTGACGTGTAACCTTATCAGGGTAAACGAATACAATCGCTTCACCTGTACGAATCTTTTTACCCTCTGCATCGCTGGATAAGTTAAGCGTAATTTTCTTTACCCTTACATATGCTTTGGTAAATGTTTTTCCGAATTTGTCTTTTGAATATTCTAAAGCCATTTTTTAAAAA